CATGAAAGTGTTGCCAATAAACAACTTTGAAGTTGAGCCTTGGTTGCTTGAAAAACACTATGCCAAGCGGATGCCACAAATAATGTTTGCGTTTGGGCTTTACAAAGATGACATTATGGTTGGCGTAGTGACTTACGGCATTCCCGCCTCGCCACCACTTTGCATGGGAATCTGTGGCAAAGAATACTCAGATAAAGTTTTAGAGCTAAACCGAGTCTGTTTGTTGGACAACCACAAAAACGAAGCATCATTCTTGGTTGCGAACTCAATCAAGTTATTGCCAAAGCCAATGATTATTGTTTCATACGCTGACACAAGCAAAGGTCATGTTGGCTATGTTTACCAGGCTACGAATTTTCTTTATACGGGAATCAATGCTACTAGGGTTGACTGGACAATTCGAGGCCAAGAGCATAAACACGCCAAAACCATAGGTGATGGGTTAAACCTTGAAAAACTTAAAGAAATTCATGGAGATGATTTTTATTATGTTGAGAGATCAAGAAAACATAGATACATCTTGTTTCACGGCTCTAAAACAGACAAGAAAGTATTGCGATCCAAGTTGAAATACGAAGTTTTGCCATATCCAAAAGGCGAAACCACAAGATACGACTCTGGAACTACTGTAAAAACCCAACAACTTTTATTTGTATGAATTATTTTGAAGCTATGAGATTGCTAGACCGAGTGAAAGATGGTGTTCCTTACCCACTACATCTGATAAACATAGCACTGGAGTTAACTGGTGACTTGGAGTAGAAGAAACACAGAGAACCCAAGCGATAGAGTAATTCTTGAGCAAGCCGAGGCAAGAGAGCTTTATCGGAATTGGGAGTGGTCAAAGAATCGTGACCTCATAAGAGCCAGATTAGAACGAGCCGAGCGAATCTATGGCACTGGTGCAAGAGATCGAATCCGAGAATACATCAACAGAATGAGGGATGGGACACTTTTATGAGATATGCCGCAAGGGTAGATGCCAATCAAGACCAAATAGTGAGTGCCTTGCGATCTGCGGGTGCTTACGTTTGGATTATTGGTCTGCCTGTTGACCTATTGGTTGGGTATAAAAACCATACTTTTTTGGTAGAGATCAAAACAGACAACAAAAAGAAGTTTACCAAGCTACAAACAGACTTTTTTGAGAACTGGTCGGGAAGTACCTTGTGCAGAATTGACAACCCTGAAGCCGCTTTAAGAATGATTCAGACATTAGGGTAAATCCCTATGGTATTACGCAAGCAATTTGATAACATTTAATTTTTAACAGGAGTAAATTATGAACACATGGGAATTTGATACGACAGTAGGTGCGGGTAGCGAAGTGGTGACAGTAGTCTATGAGTATGAGCAAGACATTGACGACACCTTCAATGAGTCCATACGGGAAGTTTGGTTCGAGGGGCGTAACTGCATTGGGTTGCTAAGTGACGAGGCTTTCAAAGAGCTAGAGTGCGAGGCAGCCATGCGGTTTCAGCACCATAAACTCAACTATAAAACCGAGGATGTATGACAAAAAAACGTATTACTGCAACTGATGTTGCGGAAAGTATTGGTTATACAAAAAGAGGCAGATTTTATTATTCTGCTTTTTATGTAGATTTATGGGGTGATAGTGGAGTAATGAAATTTGGACTCCCTGTTTACATAACCGATGGTGAATACGCATATCCTGACAAGATGACAGCAAAAGAAGTAGTTTTACTTTACAAGGAATATCTAAAAAATAAGATGGAAGATGTATGACTAAACAAACAGTTTGGCAACTAATTGTTATTTCACTGGCGGCATTTTGGTCGCTGGTGGTTTATTTCATAAGGGCTTGATATGACTGATTGGACTCAAGAGGAAGACGAAGCATTTAATGCCGTTGAGCAACAAAGCAATCTTGGAAAGCAGATATTGAAAGCCCAAGGCCAGCCTTATCACTGGGAAATAGACGCTATTCAAGCCGCTATCCGCATGGAACGTGAAGCGTGTGCAAAAGTAGTTGACGAATGGAGTGATTGGCATGGGGATACACAAGTTATTGCCAAAGCCATCCGAGCAAGGGGACAAGCATGAACGAACCCACCAAAGCAATCCAATTCCTGATTGACACGGCAGAACCCTATAGCAAGGCTAAAGCTACTCGAATCTTTCTTGAGGGTTTTTTAAAGTCACGAAAGGCCCAACTCATGAGCCAAGCGGGAACTGAGGTTCTTGGAAAACAAGAGACCTTTGCTTATGCCCATGCCGATTACATTGAAATACTTGAAGGAATCAGGGAAGCTGTGGAGAGGGAAGAGCGTTTTCGCTACCTCATGGCTGCGGCACAAGCCCGCATTGAGGTGTGGCGCACAGAGCAATACTCTGCCCGCATGGAAATGAAGGCAACCCAATAATGCAAAGCAAAAACAAGGCTAAACCCACCGCAAGCGAGAGATTACACATTGCTAGAATTAAGGGTATGCCTTGCATTATCTGTGAAGCATCAGCACCTAGCGAGTGCCATGAAATAAACCAAGGTCAATGGTTTACATCTATGCCATTGTGTGCCGATTGTCATCGTGGGTCATTAAATGGAATACATGGTCAACGTAGGTTATGGAACGTCTATAAAATGGATGAACTGTCAGCCTTGAATGAAACCATGCGTAGATTGTTTGAGGAAATGACCACCAAAGGGGATAGAAGCCCGTTCTAGGCGTTTTAAAGCATGGGTGAATAGTTGGGTAGCATAGACGTTAAAAAACCCTCCTAAGAGGGCTTTTAGGTTTAGCGTTTGCCGCTAATAATTCGTAAGAGTAAGGCCAAACAAGCGTAGATCAACTTGATTGCAAAACTGGCTCATATATCCAGTCTGCCCCATCGTGTTCATCTAAAAAAACCCACTCTATCAATTCCTCGCTTTCATAATTAGGGTTTTCGTTCATTATCTTGTTTTTGGCTTCTTCTAATGTTTCAGCTTCAACAAAGTATTCATAAGACACGTTTCTAAATAGTTGAAAAGTTTTCATTGTTCGCCCCATAATTTAATTGCAGCTTGTTTGCACTGGTTAACTTGTTTTTTGGTCAACCCGTGGGCTATTTGTTCCGCTAATTCGGCAGCTTGTTGCGCTTTTTGGTCATTGGGTGCAGTTAAGGCCAAAACTAGGCATTGTGTTAGGGCTTCAATTTGTGACATTTGATAAACCTTTAAAAAAATCTTGTGAAAATACAATGTCCCCATCAAATTCAGAGGGTATTAAATAACTATCGTGTCCCTCAGACAGCATATATTCATCAACGTCAACGGGGTTCATAATTGCTTTTTCTTCAATACTGTTAACAATGACCATTGGGTTATTGTCCCGCCCTATTTCAAAAGCCCCGTGTGTCATATTGCCAAACCAAATTTCAACGTGTTTCATGCTACCACCTTTAGATTTTCTTCAATAACAGCCATTGCAGTGCAAACCTCATCCCAAATTGCATCGTGCATTTCATCCCCTTCTGAAATTAGGTCTTCTCTGTATGCGTGTAGAGCATCCCAAATAATTTCAAGTTGTTGTTTTATATCGTGCATTTTTAGCCCCTTAAAATTGACGATAAATGATTGAATCAGACGTTTCACCTATCAAAGCCCCTTGATCTGCTAAAAAATCAAGCACTTGCGCTTTTTGTTCGTTTTCGTTTTTGCTTTTGTCTAATTCAATAGAACTATCATAGTCCGCTGCAATAGTTTGCCAATCTGACTCAGCAAAATCACAGCAAAGGCCAATGACGTCTAATTCTGAGTCCTCACCGCATGAGTTATCTATTTCCTCTATATAGTCAAAAAGAACCCGTAAACCTTGATAAGAAAAGTTATCGGGTCTAATTTTGTGGAAATAGTCGCAGAATTCTGAAAAGTAAACAGTTGTTTTCATATTGAACCTTAAAAAATATTGAACCCTAGGGAAATGCCTAGGCCAATAACCCCCATGTAGAGGGTTATCAGTCTAAGCATTAGGCGGCTTTTTGCTGCACTTGCATGAAATCAGGGTTTAAACCTTGATACGTTCCAGCATCGTTACGCATGGGCATAACAACAACAACAGCATCGTTTTGGTTATTGTGA